TCCATCAATCATGACCATCGTGTCATACTTTCCGGATTTACTAAAATTATCGTGCTCACGCTTCTGGGCTGATTGACAGGTCAACCAACAGAGCTGATTAAGTGGTATTCCTGTCTTTGCTTGTATCTCCTGGATGGTTCCGCTGCTCACAATGTTGTCCCCCTTATACAAGACATAGAAGCGCCGTATCTTCTTCTTGGGGATTGTAACCTCCTTGGCCATTGTGCCACCCCCTAGAAGGGGAGGTCATCTTCACTAATGTCGATTGGATGACCCTCGTCCATGAATTGATTGTTATTATGTCCAAAATTAGCCTGTGTGACATTTTGAGGCTGAGAGGTGTAATTACCCTGGTTCATTGGTTGCGCCTGTGCCTGGCTATAATTTGGGGCATTTTGGGCGTAATCTGGTTTCGTGTATGGGTTGTGATACCCTTGAGGTGCTTGTTGTTGATTTTCCGGCTTCTTCTCCAGGAGGTCGAAATGGTTCACCACAACCTCGGTTACATACACCCGTTGACCCTGTTGGTTATCGTATGACCGGGTTTGTAGCCGGCCATCCAATCCAATTAAAGACCCTTTCCTGGTAAAGTTTGCCAGGTTCTCGGCTGACTTCCGCCAAATTACACAGTTGATGAAATCCGCCTCACGCTCACCTTGTTGGTTGGTAAAGTTTCGGTTAACCGCAATAGTGAAGTTAGCCACCGCTTCACCGTTCTGGGTGAATTTAAGGTCTACATCCCTGGTAAGACGGCCTACTAGCTGTACTGTATTCATGCTATTGGCCCCCTTTAAGCGAATTGATTTGGTTTAGTAGATTTGTCAGCTCTTCCTCATCCGAGATGTAGCCGATGACATCATTGGTAATTGGAGTACTGTAAGAAAAGTGTGGTGTATCACCTTCAAAATACAACACCGCAAGCTCCAGACCATAGCTCATAATGCTGTGGATAATACTAGCGCCGTACCCGTTCGGAAATCTGTATATTGTTTGTAAGTCCCCTAAATCTTCTCGCTTACGGATGATATAGTCCTTATACTTCTCGCAAATCGTTCTGTTTTCTGCTGTCATGACTCTCCGCTCCTTATTCTTGACTGACTTTCTCGACATATTCGGCCATCTCATTGGCTAGGTATTGGACTTTTTTGATGTCCTCGGCCAGTTTGCCCTTTGATGGTGCTCGCAATAGGTACTCTAGCAATGCTCCGGCCAGGTGTGCCAGGTGTCCATCCTGGTATCGTACCAGGAAATTTTCCTCGATCTCACGGACCTCCAGGCCATGCTCTCCGATGTAATGACTAGGTTGCTCTACTGTGTCGGATTTATTAGGCTTCCACCAGTGATCATCCGTTATGCTAAAAATTACGTATTCGCCCATATCATTTTTAGAATGTGTTTCTGATACTTTTGGTTTTGGTAGCTTCACATCTTCGATGATGGTGTACTCTTTCCCTTTGCATTCGTAAAATCCAATTTCATCCTCAATTTCTTCAATATGGGAAACAGTTACTTTATTACCCTCTCTGTAAACAGCAATACCATTACATCCACTTAAAATCCAATGTATACCGGCCATATGTTCGTCATCTAAAGGATCTCCACTAGCCCACTCGGCCCCTCTTTCATGTAAGGTGCTAAGTAAATATTTAAACTTCTCAATCGAATTAACTTTATAAATCTTAATCATTTGCTGCTCTCCTCCAGTGCTTTTTTGATAATGCTGTCAATGTTGTCAGTGGTGTATAAAACGCCTACAACATCCTCCATTTGGTCATAAATCGTAATGTCTAAATATCCTCCAGGTAGACCTGTCTCGGTCGCTACAAGCGTCCAATCGTTATTGAGCTCATACCGTACCGACACTTTGCCGACATTGTTCTCCGGGCCAATCAGCCACATCTTGGAGACACGGTCCGCATATTTAATTGAGTAGGCCTTTACCTGTTCTGTTTCCAATGCGTCATCTTCCGGAGGCTTACCATTTGGCCGCCAAGTCTCATAAATTAGCCGGAGACAGGTCGAGATTGAAGCAGCACCTAATGACAAGGCGCAAATGATTAGTACACCCAATAGAGCTTGGGCTAAGGCTTTATTTAATAACATGTTTATTCCTCCATTTCGTTCATTTGTTGGATCAGCTTTAGACGCTTACCTGGCGTAATTGCTTCTAGGACGATTGCAA